CAAGGACGAGGATGGGGCGTACCGGACCACCTTCGTCAACGCCACGCCTGATGTGCATGTCGCCATGGGCCTGCTGACACGCGGGCACTTCCGCCTGATGGAGGCTTAAGCGGTGCAGCAGGGGACGCAATATCTCACCGAAAAGGACGGGGCGAGCATAACGGCCCACCCCGCAGGTTACCCGCCAGCCATTGGGTCGCATAACGGCGGGCAGGTTTTCCCTCGCATCAGCCACGATGGCCGAGCCTTCTACTACCGGGGCGACCTTCGCACCCATCGCACGGTCGCCGAGATCGATTCCACCGTTCCTGCCAGGCCGCAGGAAGGCGCCGGGGTCACCCCCCTTTCCGGCTCCGGCGCCAATCATTTCAATCACATTGCCCATGGAGCTTGAATAGCCATGCCGCACCGCACAATCGTTCCAGCAATGCAACCGGCCACGGAAACGGCTTTCCGTAACGCATGGCTCTGCGCACTTTCTCGCCTCTGCGCCAAGCACGGTGAAGATAAGGTCGCAAACTGGCTTGGGATCAGTGAGCGTCACCTCCGCAACGTCCGATCCGGTACGTCCCTGCCTAGCGCTGACAAGCTGTTTGCCCTGCTGGCCTATGATGACACGGCGCATGACGAAATGGACGCGTTGTATGGCCTTCGCCATATCCCGATCGATGCGCTTTGCAGCACGGACCCACTCACCCGCGACCTGATCGCGCTGGCAAACGAAGTCGCCCAGTCGGAGGACCCGAACAGCCACGGCGGGGTCGCGGTCACCGATCATGAACTGCTCGACAAGGACGAGCATCGGATGCGCCGGGTGCACAATACCCTCGGTGTCTGGCTTGATCGGATCAGCGCCATGCGCCGCCCTGTTAGGTCGGTCGCATGAAGCCCGCACCCATGACGGCCAAGCGCAAAGCTGAACTCAAGCGCGCTGGCGCTCTGGACGCCTTCATCGCCACCGGCGCCGGTCCTTTCAGCGCATACAGCCTCTCGCGCTCTTACGGCGTCGAGCTTTCAGAAGTGGTCCGCATCCTCAAGGAAAGGGGCAAATATCATGGATAATCCTCCCTATCTGGTTGATCAATATGCCGCTCAGTGCGGTCTGTCCGCCAATATGGCGAAGCGCTCGATGCTGCTCAAAGCCTATGCCGCCGAGGGCAAGGCCATCAAGGATGCGGCAAAGCTGATCGGCATAAGCCGGTCCAGCGCGATCGCGATCGCCCGGAAGATGATCATCGATTTCTCTGACTACCGCCCATATGCGGCGAAAGAGAAAAAGGGCGAGGCGCGACCTGACCCGTTCTTCCGCGACACCGCGCAACCCGCCTCCAGCCTGCCGCTGTTCGCATAATGGACATGCAATCCGCCATTGGCCGCGCCGCCAGTCGCGACCGTCCCGCCATCACTGCGCAGGAGCGTGACCGCATTGTGGAGATGCTCCGCACCCTACCTATCGCAGAGGTGAAGGCCAAATCGCGCCGGTCGTACCTGACCCTCGCACGAATGGCGGAGGCTTGCCTGTGACCGAGCTCCACCTCCGCCGCGCCATGTGCCTTACCCCTCACGCCTTCGACATCGTGCGCAAGGCTTGGAGGCGGGACATGCGCACGGCCGCGATCAAGCGGGACGCGTTGGGGAGGTTCGCCCGTGCGCATTGATTTGCCATGGCCTCCTTCCGCGTTGCGGCCGAATGCTTCCTCTCCGGGGGCCTGGCGCCGTAAGCAGACGGCGGCGAAGGGCTACAAGGCTGATTGCCTTATCCTGTGTCGTGCTGGTGGCCTGTCGCCCGTCGAAATGGACGCTGCGCACCTTACGATCCGCTTCTGCCCGCCCGACCGTCGGCGCCGCGATCTCGACAATATGCTGGCCAGTTTCAAGCATGGCATCGACGCAATCAGCGAAACCGTCGGCTTGGACGACCAGCATTTCGGTTTCACCTTGACCCGTGGCGAGCCTGTGAAGGGCGGAACGGTCCAGGTCACTATCACAGAGATGGAGGTGTTGTGATGGCGCAGCCTATCGCCTCCTACTTCCCCGGCATCATCGAACGGGCCGCGCAGATGGCTTCGTTCCAGAGCCTCATCAACGATTGCGAGACCGCAGCACGCCGCAAGCAGATGATCATGACGGCTTGGCACGGCAGTCTCATCAGCAGCGAAGAATGCCGCCTCCTGATCGAAGCCTATGGATTGGAGACGGCATGACAGCCAGCCCTACAGCCTGGATGCCGCTTTATGTTGGGGATTATCTGGGGGACACCCAGCGCCTCACTACAGAGCAGCATGGCGCATATCTCCTGCTGATGATGGATTACTGGCGCAACGGCCCTGCGCCGGACGATGACGCCACCCTCCAGCAGATCACCAAGCTCGACAAGGCGGCGTGGAAGCGCACCCGCCCCGTGCTTGCCCGCATGTTCCAGATTGAAGATGGTGAGTGGAAGCACAAGCGCATCGACCGTGAATTGGAGAATGCTCGTAGCAATGCTTCGCGGCGTTCGGATAAAGCCAAGAAAGCAGCGCAAGCACGGTGGGAGCAATCCTCGGAGGATGCTCCAAGCAATGCTCCAAGCATGCCCGAAGCATTGCCTGTAGAATGCCCGCCACCTTCACCATGTTCTGTTACTTTCTCTAACGAGAAAGATAACAGCGCTCCGGCTTCGGCTGAGAAACAATTCTGGGCCAACGCAAAGTCCTATCTGTCGGCAAACGGCGTCAAGAACCCCGGTGCCGTGATCAACAAGTGGCTCAAGGACAACGGGCAGGAATTGACCCGTGACGCGCTGAATGCGGCCCAGCTTGAGCATGCCGTCAACCCGATCGCTTACTGCGGCGGCGTCTTTCGCAAGCGCGCCAAGCAGGAAGAATGGGAGCAGCCATGCTGACCGACTGGCGACCTCTCAAAGCCGGGAAGCAGACATGCCCGTCATGCTCGCACACCCGGCGCAACAAATCCGACCGCTGCCTGAGCGTCACCCAAGAGGGCACCGGCTTCGTCTTTTTTTGCCATCACTGCGGATTTAAGGGGGGAACACCCGATGCACGACAAGCACAAGGAATGGATAGATGGTCGGGGGATCAATCCCGAACTGGCCGAGAAGTTTGGACTGACGACAACCCGCGCCGCAGACGGCTTGTGGCTTACCGTGCCCTACATCGAGGCGGGCAAGATCATCAATCACAAGTACCGGCTGACCAGCGACAAGCGGCACCGGATGGACACGGACGCGCCGCTTGCTCTGTGGAACGTGGACGCACTTTCGCACCCGGAGGTTTTGGCCGGGGCGCCAGTGGTCATCACGGAGGGGGAATGGGACGCCCTGTCAGCGATCCAGTCGGGATTGCAGCATGTCGTTTCAGTTCCGAACGGCGCGCCCGCAAGCCGCACGCCGGAGCCTGAAAACGCCAAGCGCTATGAGTGGGTATTCCGCCACATTGACGCGCTCGACAAGGTCAAGACCTTCGTGCTGGCGACCGATGGCGATCAGGCAGGGCAGAACCTCGCCAGCGACCTGATCGCGCTGCTCGGGGCAGAGCGGTGCCGGTTCGTCACCTATCCGCCGCACTGCAAGGATTTGAACGATGTCCTGATCCACCATGGGCATCAGGCGGTCGTCCAGATCATCAACGGTGCCAAGGCAGTTCCCGTCAAGGGCCTGTTCTCGATGGACGACTTCCCTGAAAAGGGCGAAGTCACGGCATGGCCCACCGGGATCGCGCCGCTGGGAGACATGATTCACATCGTCCCCGGCACACTGACGGTTTTCACCGGCTACGCCAACATGGGCAAATCCACGGTGATGAATTCGATCCTGGCCAACCTCATCGCGGTCAATATCCCTGTCGTCGTCGCCAGCTTCGAAACGGACGTGAAGCCGATCCTGCGCGACGGCCTTCGCATGTCGCTGATGAAGTGCGGAAAGCATGACCTCCAGACCCGCAGCACGGCAGAGGCGGACGCACTGATCAGCGAGAATGTCCGCATCATCACGCAGCTGGTGGATGAAGATGACGAAATGACGCTGGAGAATTTCCTGGAATATTGCCGCGTGGCGGTCGTCAGGGATGGCGTGAAGTTCGTGCTTCTCGACCCATGGAATGAGCTGGAACACAAGCGCCGGCGAGACGAGACGGAGACGGATTATATCTCCCGCGCGCTACGGGCGATCAAGAAATTCGCCAAGCAATATGATGTTGCGTTCTGGGTCGTGGCGCACCCGACCAAGCCGGAGCAGGGCAACAGCAGCGCGCCCAAGCTCTACAACATCAGCGGCTCCGCGAATTGGGCGAACAAAGCCGACTATGGCCTGACCTACCACCGCCCTAAGCCAGATCAGAACAGCGCGAAGCTGATCGTCACGAAGGTTCGGATGGGCCTGCCCGGTCGCAAGGGTGAGGTGGCTGTGTCCTTCGACTTCCGCCGCAGTGAATTTGTGGAGGACCAGTTCGCATGACCACCCCCGTTACCATCGGAAAGGCGAAGGCATGAGCAAGGTCGAAATCGTTGCTGCGATCGGAGCAGTCTTCGCCGTAGCTGGCGGCGTGTTGGCTGATTGTGGCTGGTATGCCACCGCCATGGCTTGCGCAATGATCGCGATTTGCTGCGGCGTCGCTATCGGCGGGATGACCGCATGACATGCTCCCCCTCTTCGACAGAAAGGCCGCTTCCAATGAGAGTGAGTTTCCCGCGACAGCATATCTGTGCTGGCTCCTCGCTGCTGACCGTAGCCGAGCAGATGCAGGGAAGCGGGCGAGGGAGTTGGGGCTGCGGCTCGATTATGCCCGGTTCTATTTCGAGAATGTGCGCAGGAGGTGAGTGATGGATGGGCATACGTTCAAAGCAAACCGAGAAGCGCTCGGGGCTGATCGCCGATCAATGGCGAAGTGGCTTGGAGTTTCTGCGCGCGACATTCTCTCGTGGGAAACGAAACGCCGTCCTGTTGCCCCGGCCGCTGCCATATTGCTTATGGCGATTCGCACAGATGGCGCGAACCTTCGCTTCATGCTCCGCCGAGCAAGCCAAGACAACGAAGGCTGGGGCGGCGCCCGGACACCCCACCAATGAACACCAAGAGCAAGAGGGATCGGTAGAACATGTGGCCTTGGATTTTCATGGCGGCCTTCTGGCTTGTCGCAATCTTCATGATGCCCCGAAGCTACGAGCGAGAAATGGCTCGCCGCGCTGAATGGCGAAGGTTGGTCGAGCAGGCTCATGAGGCCCAACGCCGCGCGTTCTACGCCGCGCAAGGGCGCTTCTCATCGGCATAGAAAGAGAGCGGTGATGGACAGCTTTCGCATCCTGATGGGCATTTTCAGCCCAAGGCATATTCCACCAGCGCAGAACGACAACGGGGGCCGCTAACTATGGACACCACATCCATCATCACCCGCTATCAGGAAATAGGGCGCGAACGGGCTTTGACGGATGACGAGAGCCTGGAACTGGAGAAGGCTATCCGGCGTGAAGGGCCAGCGGGGCTGTATCGCAAGTGGACGATGGACGAGAGCAGAGATCTTGCGAAGGCGGCGAAGGTTCGTGGTGGGCTGAAGGCTTACGCTGAAGCGACGGGGCGGTCCTATGCGTCGTGCCAGACGCAGCTTGCCAAGGTGAAGCAGCAGAGGCGGCGGCGAGGAATAGCGTTTGTCGGTAGGTTTTTTTATGATGGGGAGATTGGCGGTGAGTGAAGTCCGCGCAAAGATTCTTGAGGGGATTATAGACGGCAAGAGCCTGCGGACCATTGCGGCTGAAGACGGCATGCCTTCGGTGTCTACCATCATGAGATGGCTTCAGGATGATGAGGAATGGCGGGAACAGTATGCGCGCGCGCGCGAGGCTGGCGACGACGCAATGGCGGAAGACATTCAGGCTATAGCGGATCGCACTGACCTTGATGCGAATGATAAACGCATAAGGGTTGATGCTCGGAAGTGGCTTTTGTCGAAGAGGCAGCCCAAGAAATACGGTGACGCCACAACCATCAAACATGCCGACGCAAATGGCGAGAAGATGGAGATGGACGAGGTGACGCGGGCGGCGCGCCTTGCTGCCTTGGCTGCCCAGATCAACCGCCAGAGCGAGCAGGGTGAAGATGCTGCTGCCGACTGATCCTGCCTATTGGGACGCATTATGGGAAGCCGCTACTCCCGAGCAGCGGGACGAGATCAAATGGCTCCTTGATCAGGACTTGGCTCAGCACATCTGGCGCGCCCAGGTTGGCCGACAGAGCGAAGCCGCCGACAGCGCAGCCTTCATCATCGGTTACGGCGGGTCAGCCGGTGGCGGTAAGTCCGACCTGATAGCGGGGCTTTCCCTTACCGAGCATCAGCGGGCATGCATTTTCCGCCGCGAGAAGGCGCAGACGGAAGGCATAATCCAGCGCCTGACCGAAATCCTTGGCGGCACTGATGGCTACAACAGCCAAAAATCTATCTGGAAATTGACGACCGCGAACATCCCCCGCCTGATTGAATTTGCGGGCCTAGACAATCCGACTGACCACCAAAAATGGCAGGGACGTCCGCACGACCTGAAGGCATATGACGAAGTTACGGAACAGCGGGAATCGCAGGTCCGCTTTACCATGGGTTGGACGCGTTCGAGAGACCCGAACCAGCGCTGCCGCGTCCTCATGACCTTCAACCCGCCGACGACAACCGAAGGGCGCTGGGTGATCAGCTATTTCGGACCATGGCTAGACGACAAGCACCCGAACCCAGCCAAGCCGGGTGAGTCGCGCTATTTCACGACCATCAACGGGGCTGATTTTGAGTGCACAGGCCCAGAAAAGTTCGTCATGTTCAAAGGCGAACCGCTGTACGACTTCGACCCCGGCGACTTCCGGCCTGAAAAGATCATCAAGCCCAAGTCGCGCACCTTCATCCCGAGTCGCGTAACGGATAATTATTTCTACGTCCGGTCGGGCTATATCGAGACGCTGCAATCGCTACCGGAGCCCCTGCGCTCGCAGATGCTGGACGGCAACTTCAGCGCGGGCGTGGAGGATGATCCGTGGCAGGTTATCCCCACATCATGGGTCGATGAGGCAATGGCGCGTTGGGAACCGCGCGACGAGAAAGGCCCTATGGATAGCATTGGGGCTGACCTTGCTGCCGGTGGCGCTGACAACATGGTCATCTACAAGCGACACGGCACTTGGTTTGATGTGCCAAAGAAGATACCAGGCCGCGAGATACCGCAGGAAAAAGCCGGCCCGATCGCCGCTGGTCATATCATCATGGAGCGCAAAGACCGCGCGCCCGTGCATGCGGACGTGGTTGGATGGGGCCTATCCTGCGTCAACTTCCTGACAGCCAACGATGTGCAGACTGTCCCGGTCAACTTCGCCAATGGTTCGCATCAGCGGACAGCCGATGGGATGATGGAATTTTTCAACCTGCGCGCGCAGGTGATCTGGCGCATGCGGGAAGCGCTTGACCCCGAGAACGCGAAGAAGACCGCTCTGCCGCCCGATCCCAAGCTGAAGGCAGACCTTTGCTCCTATCGTTGGGAGTTGCGCCCAGGCGGTATCTACATCATGCCCAAAGAGGATCAGAAGAAGAAGCTTGGGCGCTCACCTGACGATGGCGACGCATGCTGCATGGCGAACATGGCTACCATCAAAACTGCTGAGAAGAAGAAACCCGCCGTAGCCCCGCCCCGCACCCGTACGGCATTCAATAGGAGGTGATATGAAACAGAACGACGCAAAGCCGGGAGAATGGGGAGGCCGGCTTTCCTTCTCTGAGGGAATATCATTGCTGGCACTCGCGGTAGCTGTAGCGAACGTGATCGTGCTGGCGAGCCTCTAGAAAAGCATTAATCGCCCTACCCTCGTTTCCATGCCTACCGTCCACGCATGGAACACGACACCGCGCTCGAACAGGACAAGGCCGCAGAGAACAGCGAACGCCTCGCTAAGGTCCATGAGCGCGCCCTGAAGCGCTTCGACGCCACAGCCCTGCCTCAGATGGACATGCGGGCAGAAGCATTGGTCTGCCGCCGCTTTATCGCCATCCCGGGTGCGATGTGGGAAGGGCCTTGGGGCGAGCAGTTCGAAAACAGCATCAAGGTTGAGATCGACAAGATCAGTCGGCGCGTTGAAAAGCTGGTTCAGGACTATCGAGAGAACCGCATCGTTCCCGACTTCCGCCCCGCTGGAGGTGAGAGCGATCAGGAAACCGCCGATACACTGGATGGCATCCACAGGGCCGACGATCATTATTTCAAGGCGCAGCAGGCCCGCGATAATGCGTTCGAGGAGGCGCAGGCGGGTGGTTTCGGTGCATATCGCCTCACGAACGATCTGGCCGATCCCTACGACAAGGACAGCGACGCCCAGCGCATCAATCCCGGCCTGCTGATTGCCGACGCTGACCAGCGCGTGTTTTTCGACATCAACGCCAAGCTCTACGACAAGACGGACGCCCGGTTCGCGTTCGTGCTGACCGCCTACAGCCGCGATGCGTTCGAGGAAGAGTATGGCGACGAGTTCGCCGTAGACTGGCCTGAGAACCGCCTCGTCGTGCAATATGGCTGGTTTCAGCCGGATATGGTCATCGTCTGCGAATATTATGAGAAGGTAGACAAGGACGAGACGCTATACGTCCTGACCCATCCCATGCTGGACGAGGAAGAGCGTTTCTGGGCCAGCGAGATCAGCAGCGAGGAACTTGACGACCGCCGCGCGCAGGGCTGGGAGGTCAAGACCAAGCGCCGCAAACGCTGCCGGATCATGAAATACACCATGTCGGGCGCGGAGGTGCTGATCGAGCATGGCCCGATCGCTGGCGACCGCATCCCGATTGTTCCGGTCTATCACAAACGCTGGTTCGTGGAGAACATGGAGCGCTTCCGTGGCGCTGTGTCGAAGCGCATGGACGCCCAGCGGATCTACAACGCCAAGGTTTCGAAGCTGGCCGAGACGGACAGCCTGGCCCCCAATGAAGTGCCGATGCTGACCCCGGAGCAGATCGCCGGCCATGAAGAGGCATGGGAGCAGGCAAACATCCTCCGCTCGCCCTATCGCCTGATCAACCCGCTGATCGATGAATCCAGCGGCCAGATCATCGCCACCGGCCCTGTTGGCACTATCTCCCCGCCCCAGCTTGCGCCCGTCACCGCCGCCCTGATGCAGATCGCTTCCGGCGACCTGACCGACGAGGATCAGGAGGTGGACGAGGTGAAGGCGAACACCAGCGCCGAAGCCATGGACATTGCTGCCACGCGCGTTGACGCCAAATCCGGCATTCCGCTCGACAACATGCGCCAGTCAGTGCAGTGCGAGGGCGAAATTTACCTTGGCATGTCGCGGGAGGTCTATTGGGAACCGGGCCGCGAAGTCGAGACGATGGACGAGGAAGGCGGCGACGGCGTTGCTACGCTGTACGAGCAGTTCACCGACGACAATGGTGTTTTCCGCATCCGCAACGACATTGCACGCGGCAAATACAAGGTGGTCTGCTCGGTCACGGAGGCGACGGCCACGCGCCGGGACAAGACGGTGAAGTCCTGCCTCAACACCGCTACCGTGGCGCAGGCTGCTGGCGACACCGAACTGGCGACCGTTGCTACGCTGACCGCCGTGATGAACCAGGACGGCGAAGGCATGAACGACCTTCAGGCCTATGCCCGCAAGCGGCTTGTCTCGATGGGCGTTGTTCAGCCGAACGAGGAAGAGCAGCGGCAGATGGAAGAGGCGGCGCAAAACCAGCAACCCGACGCCACGCAAGCCGCACTTATGGCGCAGGCGGAAGAGTTTCAGGCATCGGCCGCGCTCAAGGGCGCGCAGGCTGAAAAGGTAATCGCGGATACCAAGCTATCCGGGGCCAAAGCCGTGGAAACCCTTGCCAGCGCCGCGCAGAAGGCCGCGCAGACGGGCCAAACAGTCACACAGACCCAAATGGCGGGTATGGAGGCGGCAAATGATACCGCGCAATCGAATGGAGGTGATCTAGCGTCTCGCAGCGCGGGAGATCGCCCCCGGATCGCTCTGGGCCGTGATCTCCCCGCTGATGCCGCCTAAAAGCATTAATAGCCGCGCCATCCCCCTGCCCCGTAATTTCGCACCCATCGGCAACCGCCTGGCCGCAACAGGTGAGTGAATGGGTGGTAAATGGCAGACTTCGAAGACGACACGCTCGAACTGACCGAGGAACTCGAAACCGAACAGGGAGACGAGGAGCAGCAGGAAGAGCAATCCGAAGCGGAAGGTGAGGAAGCGCCGGAAGAAGAGGAAGAGTTAGTTTTCGAAGATGAGGCGTCGCCGGCCTCTGGAGAAGCTGAAACCGGGCTGGTCAAGCATCTTCGCACCCAACTGACCGAGCAGCGCAAGGAACTGGAGCGGCTTCGCCGCTCCGCCCCGCCGCCGCAGCCGATTGAGGTTGGTGAAAAGCCTACCTTGTCCGGATGCGAATATGACGAGGAAGTCTACGAACGCGAAATCGATCAGTGGAAAGAGCGCAAGGCGAAAGCTGAGGCTCTGAATGCGGAAGCTGAACAGACCCAGAAGCAGATTGCGGAAGCATGGAACCAGGAACTGCAAAGCCATCACGAGAAGAAGGCCGCGCTCAAGTTCAAGGACGTGCAGGAAGCTGAAGACGTTGCCCTATCCTCGCTGTCGGAAGTGCAGCAGGCGGTCATCGTCAAGGCGGCCGAAAACTCCGCGATGGTCATCTACGCGCTGGGTAAGCACCCGGCAAAGCTGGCCGAACTCTCCAAGATTACTGACCCGATCAAGCTGGCCGTCGCTGTTTCGAAGCTGGAAGGAAAAATGACTGTGGCGAAACGCGGTGGACCTCCCGAGCCCGAACGCATTGCGCGCGGTGGCGCGCCAACTGCCAACGGCACGGACAAGCAACTTGAGCGGCTTGAGAAGGAAGCTGACCGGACGGGGGATCGATCCAAACTGATCGCCTACAAGGCCCAGCTGAAGGCTCAGGCAAAGTAATCACCCAGCCTTCCCCGTCGCGATGACGGTGCGGCCCATTGATGGATTTTTCATATGGCTACGAATTTCTCGCGTGAAGAAAAGATCATCTTTGATGAGATGATCGAAGGCTTCGAAGACAGCCTGGTCATCGCGAAGGAGGTGACGAAATTCACTCCTCCCGGACCGCAGGACATGATGCGCTACGGCGATAAGGTCTGGCTCCCCGTTCCCATGATCGGTTCAAGCTATGACGGCTTCGACCAGACGGCGAACTTCGATGGCCTGACCGAAACCAGCGTTCCCGTGACGGTGGGCTTCCACAAGTCCAGCCCAAAAACACTGTCGTCCAAGAACCTGCGTAACGAATGGGCGCTGCGCCAGTATGCGGACTCGGCCAAGCAGAAGCTGGCTTCCGACATCAACAGCGCCCTGTTCGACACCGCAGCGCTCGGCTCGGTGTTCATCAAGCGCACCACGGCCCCGACCGGCTTTGACGATGTGGCGGTGGCCGATACCACCTTCTCGCGCATTGGCGTGACGAACAATGATCGTTCGCTGTTCCTGGCGGCGTCGGCCTATAACTCCATGGCCTCGAACCTCGCTAAGCCCCAGACTTCGGGCCTGTCGAAGACCTCGACCGCTTATGAGAAGGGCTATGTCGGCCCGATCAGCGGCTTCGACACCTTCAAGAACGACACGGCCAAGACCCTCGCGGCTGCAACGGGCGGCTCTACCACGGTCAACGGCGCTGGCCAGTATTGGGAGCCCAAGGCCACCAGCACGGGCGCGACCGGCGAAACCGAGAATGTGGACAACCGTTCGCAGAACCTGACGATCACGGCGACCACCTATGCCAACGTCAAGGTTGGTGACGCCTTCACCATCGCGGGCGTCAACTCGGTCAACATGATCACCAAGCAGGATACCGGCCAGCTTCAGACGTTCCGCGTCATCGGCAAGCCCTCTGCGGGCGTCATCACGATCTGGCCGGCGATCATCTCGAACGGCGGCTCCACCATCGCGGGCAAGGAATTGCAGAACGTCACCGCCACCCCGGCGAACGGTGCTGCCATCACCTGGCTCAACACGACCACAGCGGAACAGAACCCGTTCTTCGTCAAGGGTTCGATCCTGCTCATCCCCGGCTCCCTCGCGGTTGACCCGGAAGATGGCTGGAACGTCATGCGGGCCACGACCCCGCTAGGTATCGGCATCACCTATGCGCGGCAGGGCAACATCAACGACCTATCTGTCAAGACGCGCTGGGACATCGACTTCGGCACCGCGAACATTCAGCCCATGATGAGCGGCAACATCATGTTCGGTCAGGCCTGATCTGAACTTGGGGGGATTTTAGGGCGGCTCGGGGGAGTCGCCCACCTTCAAGGAGAGACGAT